AAATCCTCTTCATTTAGGGGGGGGGGTTGCACCTGTTTTTGTTGAGGTTTATCTTGAACCGGGGGGTTGGTTTTCTTGGGTGGGGGTGGAGGCATCATGATATTACCCATGAGGGAAGATATGTCAAATCCAGGACCCTGCATTTCATGTCGCCCATCACCACCCGTCGCGGGTGCAGGGGTGCTCGTGGCTCCTTGAGAAGACATGGTGTTCTGTACTGCTGACATCATATTTTGCATGAGACCCGGATTCTGTTTCATCACATCATTCACATTGGGCATCACAGATTTAAACATGCTGTTAGTGAGGTGGAACATCATGGCACTACCACCAAGCATCATGATGAGCTTGACTTCAGGAGCCACGTGCATCTTGGTTCTGTACTTGACATATAATTCCTCGAAAACTTCATCATAATCATCCACATTTTCCATAACATTTTCAGACCAACCTTCAAGTTGAATCTCGAAAGGGTTATATCTTTTGTTCAAAAACTCGAGACCGGTAACACATGCTATGAGCATGCGCCTAGAAAACTTTACAGATTTATCAACATCTATGCTGTATGTGATTCTTTTTACCTCTGAACGGAGATCGTCAACAGGGGAATAAACATTCAATCGTTTATTGATAGCAAAACCCTTCTTCTCTAAACGCCCAAGTTTATTCACCAAATCCGCCTTTTCTTCATCTATGGAAGAATAACCAGGAGATGGTACCTCTTCTTCCATACCCATACCCATTCCCCCCATCCCACCCTCGTACTCTGGCTCGTTATCGTATTCGCCATAATCTATGGGATCTTCGGGTCTTGGTGGAATTGGTTCAGATTGTTTATTAGGATTCGCAAAAGAATCTATATCTTCCTGATATTCGGGTTGTGGAGGAGGAGCCCCACGCACAGGAGGTGCGCGAGCTCGTGTAGGTTTCTTAGATGGAATCTCCAGTCTAATCTCATCCATCATAGCCTGTTCATCATCATCTAACTTTAAAATATTATTATCACCACGGTCAATGACAATCTCACCGTCCATACTACACTTTATAATGAAACTATTCCAAACTCTTTAACGCACTTTAATTAAAAATATTTACATTTAGTAAATGAAACTTAACAGGACTAATCGCCGTACCCTTAACGCTGTGCTCATTGTAATTTTGCTTATAATCGTGCTTCAATGGTTCATGTCCCGACGTACCAGCGGATACAGGGGTAAGGAAATTACCATAGAGCCTGCCTCGGATGAATCCCTTTTTGACCTTCCTGTGGAAGAATCGTGCCTCCCGGGCCCCGACGAAACGTCGTCGGCTTATGCCATACCCCCGGGTGGTGTGTGCGGTGCTCAGAAGCTTGTGCGTGACCACGCTAGCTACAAGATAATCTAAGTTAATATAAATGGCCTTAGTTACCACGACGCCAATATCATCCATACCCGATTTCAAATATGAGTATCACACTGTTACAGTCGATACTATAAATCAAGCTAGTAAAAATACCTTTACAATACATTTGCAACAGCCCCTTGAAAATGTTGTTCAGGCGAGACTCTGTGCTGCACAAATTAATACTGGAACTTCCAATGTTTGTCATATTTCCATTTCGGAACTTAATACAAACTTTAGTCAGCGAGGAACAAGTGATTTGGAGGGAGAATCTTCTCTCACTGTCCTAAACAGGTCTTTCGGATCTTTGATCGGTGACGGTGCTACGGCTATTAATTTTAAAGATAACTACCCAGTCGTACAACAGTACCTAGATCCCATAAAAAGATTAAGCAGGATGACCTTCACTTTGAGGGATGATAGAGGTCAGACCCTCCCGGGAACACAAGATAACTTTTTTATTTTTAGATTTGTTTGTGATAAACCCAATTTATCAGGGCGTTAGTTTTTTTTATTTTTTTAAACCTCATAGTATTATAAATGTCTTCTGGGATAGTTCAATTGATAGCCGTTGGTGCACAAGACGAGTACATCATGGGGAACCCCGAAATATCATTTTTTAGCTCCACATACAAGAGACACTCTAACTTTTCACAGTCCGTAGAAAAACAGACCATTCAAGGGGCTGTGAAAGGTAATTCAATGTCATCCATCCGTTTCGAAAGATCTGGGGATTTACTCGGATATACATATTTTACTCTAGACGATAATACAAAAGCGTTGGATATTCAAGACTGGTCACGAATCATAGATAAAGTAGAATTATTGATTGGTGGACAAGTTATAGATACCCAAGATTCCATTTTTACTGAAAAAATAGCCATCGATACATTTGCTCAAAATGTTTCTAAAAGCTCCAATGGTACACATCCTGGTAGCAGCGCCAGATCTTTTTTTTACCCTCTTCGATTTTTCTTTTGTGAAGGACCACAATCGGCTATACCCCTAGTAGCCCTACAGTATCATAATGTCGAAATCAGGATAAACTGGGGTCCTGATGCTGGTAATTACAATATTGAGGCTTTTTCAAATTATTATTATTTGGATAATGAGGAAAGAGGAAATATTGTGAGTAGGGATCATAATATTCTTATTACACAAGTCCAGAAAAGTATACCATCAAACGAACTTGTTCAAGAACTCACGTTTAATCACCCTGTGAAATATCTTGCATGTTCAAATACTTCGTCTACAGGCGCTCTAACATCTATCGATAACAAAGTTAAATTGAGTATTAACGGTACTGATATAGGTGGTTTTAAATGGGCTAAACCACATTTTATAGATGTTATGAGTTATTATCACACAAACAATGTTACTTCACCAGACTTTTTTCTTTACTGTTTCTGTATTTCCACAAGCTCCCTTCAACCAACGGGTACTCTTAACTTTAGTAGGCTTGAATCCGCTAAAATACATAGTGAGAACTTGAACATAACAGATCCAATTTATGCTATAAACTATAATATTCTAAAAATAAATAATGGTATGGCGGGTTTAGTCTATGCAAATTAAAATGAAAATATATATTAAATGGTAAAAAATCTTAGTACGGTTGAAAGATCAACTAAGATTAGATTCGGTAAAAATTGTACGGATGATCAGGCAGATAATACCATAGTATTCAATGCATCAGATGAACAAATTAATGCATCTACATCCGGCGCTGTATATATGACCCCTATAAGACAGGGTGATACACAAGGATTTTCTATTTTAGCATACGACCAATCTACTAAAGAGGTAGTAGATTCGGGATTATCTGGTGCAGACGTAACCGGTACCCCAAGTCTTCAAGATGTAACAACAGTTGGTAATACTACAACTCATAATTTAGAGTTAACATCTTTTAATACATCCGGAAATGCGCAAATAGGAACCAGTATTTTATTGCAACCCACGGGGAGTAATCAGGTACAGGTTTCTGGTAAAATTAAAGCCGGGACTTTAGCAGCTGATTCTTATGTAAGTGTAAACAATACATCACCTCAGTACGCCATATCAGTTGGAGATTCTCTATATGTGATAGAGCATGGGGCAAATGTTATCGAAACTTCTGGAAATGTTTCAGCCGTTGCATACCATGGTGATGGTAAATATTTATCCAATCTTGATTTAGATCAAATTATTAGTTCCGGTAATAGTACTACCCGAACAGTCGAACTTAATAATTTAGCTCTTAAAACTGTCCAAGCAAACTATGTACCCGTTACAGATTCAAGTAATGTCCTGGTTCAATCAAAAATTGAACAGTCCAGTGATGCCACAGTTAATGTAAATACAAATCTCAGTGTTTATGGAAACATATTTTCTAATGAATATCTGGGTGATGGTGGTCACTTATCTAATATACATTTAGATAGAGTCGTTTCATTGAGTAACACAACATCACGAACAGTTGAATTAAGTAATCTATCCCTAAAAAACATACAAAGTAAATATGTTCCTGTCACGGATTCAAGTAATATTTTGACACAATCAACTATAAGACAGTCGACAGCAGCTACAGTCGAGATTGATTCTGAACTAAAAGTTCATGGTAATCTTGTTATTACCGGAACTACAACGACTGTAGCAAGTAATAATCTTATTGTTGATGACCCCATAATAGAAATCGCCAATAACAATACCCTCGATACACTTGATACTGGTATAATTATGACACGTGGTACGGCTAATGTAGCCGTGGGGTATAGGGGTGACGAACAGGAGTTCGTTATTGCAATGACCCACAGCGACGCATCTGGTCCTAATATAATTCCTCTCACAGATCAAGATGTAAATGCTAAGATTTATGGAAATGTAACAGCTACTAATTATTTTGGCAACGGTACTACTTTGTCTGGTGTTGCTTTAAGTGCGGATCTTTCCGATAACTCTACTAGGATTTCAAACTTAGAGACCTCCAATGGGTACATATGGTCCAACCTGGCCTCAAACGCTGGTAGAGTGTCAAACTTGGAGACCTCTAACGGATACATATGGTCCAACCTGGCCTCAAACGCTGGTAGAGTGTCAAACTTAGAGACCTCCAACGGGTACATATGGTCCAACCTGGTATCAAACGCTGGTAGAGTGTCAAACTTAGAGACCTCCAACGGGTACATATGGTCCAACCTGGTATCAAACGCTGGTAGAGTGTCAA